AGCGACGGGGCTGTTCCGAAAGCCACGGACCCGTCGTCAATCTTCGGCTTGAGACGCTCAAACGCCCACGCTATATCGTCGTACGTCAGCACATACACGCCGTCTTCGGCATACCAGAAGAACACCCCGACGGTGGTCGCTACCGGCTGGCTGCCGTCACGGCACCCGGCGGTTCGGGTCACATTCCGCACCTCAAACGAGTCGCGGTTGAAACCATAAATGGCGTACACGCTGTTCTGTTTGAACACCAGCAGCCGGTCGGCGTCTGGCAGAATGGCTGTGATGTAGTCACCGTCTTCACCAGTGTCAATGTCGATGTAGTCGGTTGCTGTCCAGTTCTCCGCATCGTTGATCTTGGAGAACCGCACCCGGTTCTTGTAGGAGGTACCCGATTCCACCGTGTAACCCACCCACACGAACTGCCCCCACGTCGTCGCATATCGGGCGCACGGAAAATGCCCGTCAGAGGCGTCAATGTCGGCCGTCATGGCCGACGCTGCTTGAACTCCGCTGAACTTGACCGTTGACTTGTCCGTGTCGAACAATGCCCCGTTGACGATGTACGTCTCCTCATTGAACGTAACACCCCGCGGAGGGACCGCGCCAGTCATCGTTACACCAGATCCCCCTATCTGGATCTCCGTAAAGTTACCAGTAGTGGCGAAATGCAACGTGGAGTTGGAACTACTCGTCACCCCGGCCAGTATCTGATTGTACGAAGAGGAAGAATGAGCGAACAAACTGCGGATATGACCGCCCAACGCCGTGCTGTTCTGAGCAGTGATCCCATTACGACGCGACACGCCGCCACGGGGATCCACGTCCACGTTCAGCAAATCCGGGGATTCGTTCTCCGCCAGATTGAACTGGTCAGCCCTGACATTCAACCCACCGGTGAAGTCGGCCTGTTCCTGATACCGGTATGGTTCCGATGTGGGGGGTGCTGGGAGGGCAACAGCCAGAGGCATCTGCTACTCCCAAGAATAACGCAAACGGTCAGGCATGTACACCTGTGACCGCCAGCGAGAAGCGTTACGGGAGTTCAACCGCAGAGGCTGAGGGGCCGGGGTGTCCTCAAACCGTGCCCGCAGATTGTCCAACTCTCCCTGAAACAAAGCGAAATACTGGTTCGCCATCCCCGGATCCTCCTGCTGCTGGTACGACCGGTACAGCAGGTACAATGTCAGCACGTTGTCGAACGGATCCGGCCAATCGGGCGTATCCGTATCAGCGATACTGGAACGGTGAACCGCAGTGTTGCCCCCAAAGTCGATAGCGTTCCGGTATCCACGCACATAAATGGTCTTTATTGACGACGGAGTGGGGAACAAGCGCACTGTCATATTGGTAGTCGGTACGGACGACGTTCCATCTCCCCACATCGCCCAATACCACGGATTGCCCGTAGTGTTGGAATCCAACGGGTAAATGATGTCCCCATCGTCGTAGCCGATAAACGTCAACACATGGTTGTCGGTCTTCAACGACGCCAACTCGCGCACCCCGGGGGCTATGCTGCCCCCATCGTGGGTTACGCTGATAGAAGCCCCCACCGTTGACAGCGGGTAGTCCTTCTGGGACGCCACCGTGTCGAACGTGGTGGCGAACTCGTAAAAGGGCCACCGCTTCTCCGAATAGACAACAGCGTTATACCCCTCACGGATAAACGTGTTCATGGTGCTGTCGGTAATGTCGGTGGTGTCAATATCGACCACGTTGCGAACGTAGTCGCGCATATCACTGAGTTGCAACCCAGCCCCCTACTCTTCTACTGGTTCGGAGACTATCTCCTCAGATGGTGCCGCCACGGGAGAACCATGGGGGGGGATGGGGTTCACGCGATGTATACTTCGGCCAGACCCAACGGTATGACCTTCAGGTTTCAGCGTCTTATAGTTTCCCGCAGGTTCCCCTGCAGGGCGCTGGCCCTTCCTGTATGCGTCTGCGAAACCCCGTGCCATGATACCTCCCGTGGCGACGAACCGTCTATCAGGCCGTGGCGCCGAAAATGTATCCCTGACGGGCACGGTTGCTGCATGTCAAGTTGCCGTAGCACAGCAACTGTGAGAACACAGCGTCCTGATTGGTCGGACGCACGAACGGTGTCGGCTTGAACCAGACATCGCTGTGAGCGACCAACTGTAGGTATTTGGTGTTCAGGAACATCATCTGCCCACTCGTTGCAGCCCCATCGAAGGTTACGGGTGCGCCCTTGAACAGCAGGTTCTGGAACCCGCCATCGGCCACATCGGTATCGGTGTACCGGATCTGGCTCTCCAACAGCGACTCGTACTTCTCGTACAGGGTCTGAGTGGTAATGATGATCGTCGGCTGGTCGTTACCAACCGAAATGGTGTTGTACACGTTCGCCATCGTCAACTGCGTCAAAGCGCCGTTTTCGTCGGTTTCAGTGGACTTCCAGAACGAGTTACCCGAATCGCTCGGGTCGATTCCACCAAGTTCAGTGTTGGGTTTAGCAACAATCAAGTGCAAACCGTTCCAGTCGTTACCGGACGCATCAGCCCAGAACATGGTGTTCATGTTCTCAATCACCGATTCCTGAGTCTGGAAGATCTTGCCTTCCAGCAGGTCGATGATCTGGGCTTCGCCGTTGTTCTTGGCTTCCTCAATACCGCTGATCGTAACGGTAGCCGCATACTGTTTCCACTGGTACTCAGCGGCAGAAATGCCCGTCTGAGCCGTAGTGTCAATAGTATCCGTGCCCGCGTACGAAGCGGCCGTACTGTTTGTCCCGTAAATAATCGGGACGACGATTGCCTGCCCACCTGAAATCCGCCGAATCGTCTGACCGTTGGTCAACGCGTAGAACAAAGGTCGTGCGCTGAAAATGTTGTCAGTCAGTTTCGGGATGTAGTTCTTCAGGGTGGTAGACAGAAGTTGATCAAAATCGTCATTACCTGCCATTATCTGTCACCTCACTCTGTGGTTATGAAGCAAGTTCCCGCTTGGCGTTCTCAAACGCCTCACGAATAGACCCCATGGCTTCCGGCGCAGCCGTACGCGACGACCCGGCCTGCTTGGAACCTGACGGTTCCACCACGCTGGCGCCACGTTTGGCTTCCAAACGACTCTGCTCCTGCTCCAACTTCTCCGCCTTTGAGGCAATATCACCGTAGCGCATGTGTGTCAGCGCCGCTTCCAAGTTGCCTATCTTGTTGCGTAGAGCGTGTTGAAACAGTTCAGATTCGTTAAAGTCGCCGTACTTGCCCTTAAGGCCCGTAACCTGCTTCTCTAATGCTTGTCTTTTTTGCAACCGGTCGTAGCCCTGCACGCGGCCCTCAAGATGAGCCAGACGCTCAGCGGTCTTATCGTCAGATTCCCACGGCGACCCTGTCGAATCGTCACGTTCCTCCGGCGCACCGCTCACGCCAAACGCATCACCAAGCGCCCGCAGCGTCCCCTCCGGATCTGACTCCAAAGACGACACTATCGCTTCTGCCTGCTCTAACCGTTTGCGTTCAGATGCCAACTCTTGCGTCTTACGGGTGTAATCCGACTGTCGCTGGTATCCGTCCCGAAGTTCATTCAGACTAACCTGCTCCTCAGAGCCATCCACCTTCACGGTGTACTGCTCACCAGCAGGTTCCTGCTGAACTTCAACTGAAGAATCCGGGTTGTCCGTCACGACGGTTCCCTCAACATCTTCTGCCATATTCTGTTTTCTCCTTCGGAGTCCTAAGGGTTGCTCCTATAAGACAGTAGTAAACTGTCCCACTACTGGTTCCCGACCTGCGGTCGGAAGTTCAGCCCCATCTGATTCTGGAGTTGTTTCATCAACTCCGGTGGTACAGGCGGACCGGCACCCGGCCCTCCCGGCACCTGCGGGACCGGCAGTCCCTGCGGGGCACCCCCACCCTCAGCGGGGGCACCCGGCATAGGTTGCTGCTGCATAATAAACTTGTCCGGGTCTTTCACCGCGAACGCGTTCTGTAACACATAACGGGCCAACGCCGCCGGGTCGATAACCGTACCGACCAGCGGGGCCAGAGCCTGCATCAACTCCACAGCCTGCCGTTTCCGAACCGTGTCGTTGATCGGCTGAGTCGAACCAGCCTCCACACTGAAATCAAACTCGCCAACAATATCGTCCCGCGTGTAAGTAACAAACATGTCCTGAGGGCCACGGGTAGAAACCCGGGCCATCTGCTCACCGGTCATAAACTGTTGCATGACCTGAACCACACGGCGCGCCACATGGGCGATAGCGAGTTCCACGATAGCCAACTTCTCAGCAACCCGCGAGTTGCCCGCATCAGCGATAATCGACGCTTCCGTCGCTGTGCGACGAATCTCCGGCATCTGACCACGCGCATACTCTGACACGCCTGATACTGTGTTGATGTCCTCTTCGATGATCGCAGAGAAGTTGTACACGTCAGCCGACAGCGGGGTTTGCGGCATCGGGATGACAACCTCCGACAGCGGCTTATTCTCGTCCACCACCGGCACCAACCGGCCGTCCTCATCCGATTCCAACGCCTCCCGACCCTCCGGGCCGAACGACCTCTCATGGAACAAGTATTTGCGGGCATACCGTTTACGGGCGTTCACCAACTGGGAACGCGTCATGTCCAACTCCAACTGTAACGACTCAATACTTTCCAAGTCACCCATCGGGTAGAAGTAGTCGGGCACATCGTAGTTGCGCAGCATCACAAACGGCTGACCGTACGCGTACGGCATCGCAGTAGGATCGACCAAAAACTCGTCGCCCGACTGGGGCACCACCGCCATAGTGTTGTTCTCTATATCGTAGAACTCAAACACCACTGTACGCTCTTCCTCAATCAGGAACTCTTCGCGCTCCTGACGGTCAGTGGGGGCAAACATCGGGTTGAGCAGCGAATCGGCGGTCAGGTTCTTCCGCGCCGACGCCTTATACCGCTTGTCCTTCTTGGCCTCCTCCAACGGGCGCACCACCCGCTGCGCTATCCACTGGGCGTCCTCAATGCACGTCGCCTCAGGGTCCACGAATATGTCGAACGGGGAGACACGTTCCACGAACGGCTGATCCTCCACAACGGTCATAGCCGTAGTGGGCACATTGGCTGTTATATCGGCGTTGATGGGCAGCGCCAAACCCAACTCCGGCTCCTCTAATGCGAACTGGTCAGCCTCCAGAACAGCAGCGTTGCCCATTTCCTCACGCTCCGCGTCCCCCAGCGTGCGCTCCTGCTCAACGAACTTCCAACCCACCTTTATCCAACCATGGCCGAAAATCAGGAAATCCTTAACACACCGTTGGAACGGCTTGCGGAAATCGTGATGACGCCACATATAGTTGATAATCGCCTCAACGAACGTGGCCCGATCCTGATTCTCCTCCTTGTTCGGAGAAACCACCACTTTCGGGTAGTTCACCGAAACCGACGGGGCGATCACATTCACCGTGCTGAAAGCCAGATTCACGGCCACCAAATCCTGACTGGCAGTGGTACGCGGCCAATGCTTCCCCCGGTACAGGTCGTTCATGCGACGCCACAGATCGTCATAGCCCATTTCGTCGCGCCAACGCGCCGCGCCTTCCAACTTGCGTTGGATCAACTCATATTTCTCAGCGCGGGTCTTACGAGCCATCAGAAGTATGCTTTCTCCGGTAGACGCTCAATGTTACGGCCCTGCGCTAGAGCGTTCTGCTCCGTCTTACGCCCCCGCTCCTCCCGGCTCAAATGCTGCTCATCGGGCGGTAACGTGGCACGATACCCGCGTCCCGTTGAGAACCGGATACCCAACAGCCGCTGACGACGCTCCCACAACTCGTCAATCTCAGCGCAGGAAAGCGCCCCACGGCGCTCCGCCACATAGTCGCGGAACTCACCGTAGGACGCCTCCCGGGGGAGGACTGCCACGGCTAAGGACGCTTGGTGTGCGGAGAAGCGTTATGACCCTTCAGATCCGGCTGCGGCTTGGCAGGCTCAACCTGTCCAGTCACGCCATGCTGGTTGAAAGGAGTTACCCGCGGTGAGTTCTCACCGTAATCGCCAGTAAACTGGGCGTACTTCGGGTCACCGAATCGCTGCTTCGGAGAGTTCGGAGCAGTTGTTTCCCAAATCGGGTTAGCCGACACGGAACTGCCGCGCTCCATCTTGTTGTTCTGACCCTTCGGGCCGTCCACTGTTTCCGTGCCGCTGGTAAACGACACAAAGTTCTTAGCCATGAAACCTCCAATAGTCTCTGTTAGGTAAGATCAGACTGTCCCACGCACCGTGTGCTGCCCGATTCGCAAATCCGGATCATCGTCCGATTTCACCATCCGGGCGAACCAATCCACAGTCCAATAATCGTCCACTACCGGTGCGAACTCGGGCATAAACGCATACTGGCGCATCTCATTAGCCAACGCCAACGCCATAACCCGATCATCATGCGGAGAACCCCCCATAGAACCCCGCTCACTACGAACGTACGTCCTCAACTCGGCCAAAGTGTACCGATCATGGACCCGCATCTCCCCGGCCCGCAACGCCATGCCCAAATCGTCAATCAACAACGGTTTCGTCGTACGCGTCGTCTTCCACCCAAACTCCTGCGACACCTTCGTGGTCGAACGGTTCAACAGCCGTTTCCGGAACAGATTCGGATGCCCCATATGTCTCAACTGGGTGATAGTCGTCAACCCGTGGTTGTTCGACTCCACACACGTCAGGGCATCATTGTACCACAAAGCGAGCATGTAAACTTCGTGGGCCAACGTGTCGGGGGGAATGTGGCCGTGCCATACAGCAACCTGTTCGCCCGCTCGCACGTCCAACACTTGCGCGCACGAGTAGTCGCCGTGGACGAGTCCCTCCGCGGTATCCACCCCCATACAATACGCCCGTCCACGAACGGGTTCACGCCAAACTGTGAGCATCCTTGCGCCATTCCACTACCCGCTTGTGCGGCTCCCATAAATACCCGGCCTGTCCCTCTTCGACAAACGCGTTCATCTGCTCCAACACGTCCAAATCGAACACCGGGTTACCCGACTTGATAAACGCCTCCTCAGGCGTCGTCGGATACTCCTGAGCCAACTGCCACGGCAACATCGACTCCCGCTTCGACTCGTACCATGTGTCATCCCGGTCCTCCGTAGCGGACCACGGGAAAAACATGGGAGCGAACCGGTTATTGCCAGTCTGCGACCCCACCCACAGTTCGTGAAAAAAGTTACCAGACCCATTAGCGGTAGACAGGCCGATGATACGGCCCCCCACGTCAGCGACCGGTTCTATAGAAGCCCACGCTTCCTCAGGGTTCGGAAGGAACGCCCATTCGTCAACCACAACCAGCGAAGCCGACTCACCACGAGCAGGATCGGATGCTGAAGGCATCGAAGTAACCATGCTGCCGTTATCGAACGCCATCTTCTGCTGATGATCCACCAACGACTGCGGTCCACGCTCCAACATCCAATCCGGCATGTGCTGAAACCCGTACTTAGACTTGCGCAGCAGCAGAACCGACTCTCGCTCCGTACGCGACAGGTCAACAATGTTCTGATCGGCGTGAAAAAACGCCAACCAAAACTGGTGGGCAGCCACCAGAGTCGTCCAACCGATCTGACGGGCCTTCAAAGTCAGACTGTACCGATGCTCATCCCAGTGATCCAACGCGTTCGACTGGGCGTGACGCAACTTGAACAGAATCTTCCCGAACGCCGGATGGGCA